AAGATTGTGCCTCAATCTTATAATCACTTTTAAACAGGCAGAAACTTTCTGGGCATCAGTAGGTTCGTCAATTGTTAACTTTTCATAAATAGCATTCCGAGCCCCAGGCTGATAATCAGCGAGACCCTCCAACGCGTCAGGGCCATTGAATTCGTTTGTGTAGCGTTGCTTAAAAAAATCAAAGATACTATCTGAATTTACAGGATTTTCTTGTGTTAGATGGATGAGGTTTTCGGCGTAATTATCGGTTTCATTTAAGCGAGCATTCCGGTCAAAAAGACGTTGCTCAGCATAGTAAAACCCCATCGTAAAATCGAAAATTGCTTGTAATAGATTGTCAGGAGGTGGGTTATCAACACCAAAAAGTACGACTATGCGATTACTGTCAATCATAAAATCCCTCTTTCATGTGAATAATTATCTTGCCAGATATAGAACTTTCGATATGTATGTTGTCAACATACTGTAGGGTCTTCATTCAATAGCATCTAACAATAATGGGCAATTCGCTTTGTTATAGAGTCTTCCCGCTTCCTGTTTTACTGCATTGGTGTTTAGTCCCGGATCGGCATCCCATAACAACGCCTGTTGTGCTGAAGTAAAACTTGCGAAGTCAATCAATAGCTCTTCTCTGTTGGTGTCAGGTTCGTACTCATGCATTGATTTAATATAGTTCTCCGCGGCATACTTCATTAATTTATGCTCGTTGTTTTCTTTAAAATCAGAGAGATGTTGCAAGCCCTCATAGAAAGCACAGGTAACATAGACCTTAGCCTTTTCACTATACTTATTTGCAATGTCATAATTAGTTGCCTGTGAAACAGAAGAGGCAAACACAAGGGCTAGAATTAACGGCTTAATTTTCATGTCAGACCTCAAAAATGTAATGGCATAAAAATACTATTTTTCTGAATGTTTAGAAATGACCTAAAACAGCTTTTAACTAATAGTGCCTAATACCATCAGGGTGTTACTGACCACAAATTTTACGACTAACTTATTTTGAGGTTCAACTGGAGCAGTCGGACAATGGGGGCTCATTTATTGATCAGAAATAAATGATCGATCATCTATTTGATGAGTCAGTGCGGTAACTTGATTTGGTAATCAGCACAGAAGTCCAGTACGTACAGGCATTCAGCGGGGCTTTCGGTTTCGTTGACCACGTCGCAGCCACCGGGATGAAGGCAGTTGCAATGCTGGCAGCTCAGACGATTGTCGAAGCAGTCTTTCGCCATGTGGTACCCGTTGCTGAATCTGTGAGGAAAATCATAAGAGGGGCAGCGACAAGTTACCTGGCGTCCGTCCCAATACGCTTTCCCGCTGGTCATTACTCAGCACCTGGCGCTTCGATCGGCTTGATGGTATCCAGTAGCAATCTGGCGCGACCGTGGCCGCCGCAGCGCTGGCCGGTGTCGCGGTAGTAAAACTCTTTTGAAGACACGGCCCACGTCGTGGCGGTCATGTGTATTTTTACGCGCTTCTGCCCGTCGTTACGCACGACGATGGCGGTATGTGTTTTTGCTTTAGGCATGGTGATCGCCTCTATAGAAAGGGAGATGACCAGCCCAGAACGGGCTGGCGCTGCTTGTTTTTAAAAAGGAATATCGTCGTCGAAGTCCTGAACCGGCTGTAATGCTGTGTTACGGTTCTGCAGGCCAGATGTTCTGGTCTGATTCGTCTGGTTGGCATAAGGATTTGCTGGGGGGTGTGCGCCGTTGGCGCGCTGCGCGTTGGTACCAGCATTCGGATCGCGCTCATCTCTGTCTTTCAGTGCGGCAACCATCTTGTCGACGGCTTCAGCTGGTTGGTTCTCGGCGTGCTCGGCATATGTTTTACGGGTCCCGCACTTGAATGCCTGGCGGATCTCCATCCGGTAACCCTCGCCACCATTGACTTTCGTATACAGGGTTTTCTGAAGAACAAGGCCAACTGATTTACCAACCAAACCCTGATTGTGCCATTCAACTCCATCCGGCCCCTGCACCTGAACTGGCGCTGCTTCTTTGATGCCTGCCGACCACATCAGGGCGGAGATCAGACCCATGCCGAACGTCGGCTCGCCGTCCTTACCCAGATAGTTGATGCGCAGGTAGTTGGCTTTCGCGCCGTTAGAGTCGAGGCTGATTTCCAGCGCTTGCGACTGACTGCCGTCTTTACCGAAGGTGTAAACAGCGGAAGAGATAACGCCTTCATAAGCGCCGTTCTCAGAGATACCCATGGTGCCAGCCTTTTTGGCTGCTTCCGGATCGAATTTAAAGCTCATTGGTTGTTGCATCAGATTGTTGCTCCTAAGGAATCAGACATGAAGTCGCAGATAGCGACGTCCACAGCTTTGAGGTCGTTGTCCATTTCGGACTGATCAGGGAAAAGGTCAGGCGGGGCTTTGGCCGTGTCGTTGTCGTCACCTTTGATCAGGAAGACGTGCTTACCGTCTTTCTTGATGGCGCGCAGAACGATGGAGAAATACCCCTCAGGCGTCAGCTTTTCGTTCAGCATCTTCCCGGCGGTTTTCATTCGGATCTTGCCTTCGCTTTCTTCGGTGTGAGCCAGAAAGTAAACGCGAACGTCGTCCGGCAGCTGCGTGGCGGCGGTGATAATCCGCCATACGTGATCGGCCATTTCAGTGAACTTGGTGTAGCCGGTCTGGTAGGCCCGCATCATATTTTCGTGCTGCATGACGACCTGAAAGTCATCGATGATCAGCACCTTTCGCGATTTCGATAGAACCATGCGCTGGATCTTGTCCTGCACTTCATTCCAGTCATCGGTACGGAAAACATTGCCGCGCTGCGGTTCGCCGTTGGCGTCCGGCTGGCCGTGAATGCGCCAGCCTTTCGAACGGAACGGGAGTAGTTTGGGGATGCATTGGATCAGAAGGCATTCTTCTGGCACAAAGTTGCGCAGGCTATACGACTTGCCCGCGCCGGAGTCCCCGAGTATCAGAACTGGAGTACCCATCAGAACATCGCTCCCATGTAGTGGCGCATTGTGTATTTCTGATCCTCATTGAGGTCCATATTCGATAAACACCATCGAAAATATTCGGGATGGTTTGCTCCGATATCCGCGAAGGTTTGGTCTTTGTGCTTCCCGAATTTCATGATGTGCAGCAGCGAAGGGTTATTGGTGATATCCCGCATTTCTGACACTTTCCAGTGCGCCAGGCTGTTCATGTAGAGCAGGGTGGTGGCAGTGACGTAGCAGTCATACAGTGCGCGGTGTGCGTAAAGCCCATCAGGAACTTGCGGATCTAATCCAAACCGATAGCGCAGATACTGGTTGCCGTGGGATTTCTCTTCCGGCCAGAGCTTGCGGGACAGTTTCAACGTGCAAATCCATGGTGCGGTGATCTGAGGCAACTTCTCGCGGTCGAATGCGGCGTTGTGGGCTACGTAGAGATCAGCGCCGAGGTATTTATCAATCACATCTGCGATTGGAGACGCGTCAGCGACCATTTCCTCGGTGATGTGGTGGATTGCCATAGCTTCAAAGCTGATAGGCTCAGAAGGGCGCACAAAGTCGCTGATGGGGTTACAGATTTCACCGTTTACGATATCTACGCTGGCAATTTCGATCACCTCGCCCTCTATGGAGGTGGTTTCGGTGTCGATCACTCTAAATATGGGCATGCTGATTTCCTGCGTCGGTTTGGGCATCGAGAACTGCCTCGAGGTGAGATAGCCGCACGGCCAGCTTTTCGAGCGCCGCCGGTGATATGCGCCGAGCGATGCACAGCGATAAGATCAGGTCTTCCGTGATTTTTGCCTTGTTCGGCACGTTCGGCTTCACATGCATACGGCGTCCACCAGCAGCAGGAAAAGCGTTACCGCGAACAACAGCGCAGTCGGGAACCAAAAGCCGCGCCATGTCAGCGGCTGCCAATTGCGAACGTCATCGCCTGACAGCTTGTGGCGATACTGGATTTTTTGTGCAGGCTTCATTTCCATGATGTTCTCCGTTTAACGTGAGTGGTCAGCCAGACCGGCCAGCTGTGTTTCTGCGTGCAGCAGCTGCTGAACACGACGACCGGCAAAGCGACATGCATTGATGAACAGGTGCGCTGGCGCGGCGTTGTTGAAAGTGGATTTCGTTGCATTGGAATCTCCGATTTAATCCATGACAAAGCGCCCGCGCTGGCAGGCTTCTTTGAGTTGAATTAATATTTTCTTAGGAGTTATTTGTTAGCTGATTGCTTTATGAGGAGTAAGTTTTAAAATGAAGTATTGTTTAGTAAATAATCTTGAAAGCAGGTTATAAATGTCTACCTGCTTTCAAACTGAATGGTTTTTAATGTCTAGCAAATAGATATTTATAATAAAACTCTTGCGGGGAATTTAATGATACTACGAGTTGGTTATTTTCAATAAGGTGAAAACATTTTGAGCAAATCTCCTCCACTAATTCCTTGAATAAAACTAAGTTGATGGTTGATACATAATCGCTGAGAGAGTCTCTGTATACACCATCCCATTTTTTTGTGGGGTGTTGTATAAGATCCGTTCCTTCCTTTGTGAATCTAAAAACGACATTATCAACATTTTTATGCTGACTAACGCTTAGTAGGCTCCCATCATGTAAAAGTCCATTTCGTAGACTTACTATTGAGGATATTTCATCTTTATTGAGAGCGCTAAAAAGGCTTAGAGCTCGTTTGATTCCATTCTGATAACTAGAGCTTGTTTTTAATGGAGTGTATAAACTGCCTATCTGATCTAATATTGCGTATGAAAGCATTAACGGGACATATTGGTTTGTCCGAGTGTTGTTGAAAGAAGCTGCGAGAGACTCACGCAAGTCAAATAAACTGGAAGATATTTTTACATTCTTCAAGCCAATTGATGGCGTAAGTTTCTTTAAGTGAATATATGCCATATCTTCAACACTTAGTTCATCTAAATCTTTCCCTGAGAAATAAGAATTTATACTGTTTCTATCTTTAGGGTCAAACGTCAACATGAAAGCCACCTTTAATTAACAACCATAATATGAAGTATATTTTAAACCGAAAGAACGATTTAATTATTCAAGCAATATATCGTGCTGGATTTTATAGGCATTGAATTATCTTTAGCAAGAGCTTACATCACCTCAGTTCTACGTTGACAATCTTTATCTAACGAGGCTTTCTCCTTAAAGAACATTTAGCGGTCGATCCCTTTCGGGGCCGGAAGTGATTACATCGCTCACCTCATCGCGTGTTGCTTAGTTGGCGTCCTGCCGTGTCGATGGAGTGATAATAGCCTTGAGTATTTTTAATAGCAATGAGTATTGACGGAAATCCAATAGCAATGGGTATAATCCGGTGATTTGAAAGGGAATTTATTTGAAGGATTTTTTTTGCAAGGGAGGGTTTTGCGCTTACTGCACTTGTAGGCGTGATGGCACAACAACAAAATTTGCATAGCCGAAAGGCAGGCGTAAGCTAAAATACAACTGTATAAATGAACAGTATTTGTTTATATTAAATCAGATTGTAGCTGTGTGGGGTAACGTATGTTGTTAATATTAGAGAGGAAGAGCTGCGGGGTGTATGAAACAAAAACCCTGCCAGAGCAGGGTGTGAGTGATTACATTCTGAAATCTCTTAACAGCAAGACGGTAACCCCGATCAGGGATTTGGGATCTGCCTCTATAAGCGGAACGCGACCATCGTCAACAGATAAAAACCCATGAGACCCGCCATCTAAAAAGCGGAAAGCGGAAAATGTGTTATTGATTTTGGCAATCACAAGATCGCCGGTGCCTGGTGTCATTTCTGTATCGACGATAAGAATTGAACCGGCTGGCGCTTCAGCACAACCGCTATTGCGCTTCAATATATATGCTCGCCAGCTGGAGAGTGGTTTTCCTTTAGGTGAAATAACGAAGTCGTCGGTCTCACCATTCTCATCCCAAACCGCGATCTGATGTGATCGGTCAACCCTTGGCTGATATGAAACGTCTTTCCCGCCATCCATATCACCTACACCATTAGCGAGCCAATCGACATTAACACCCAAGGCATTCGCAATATCCACCAATTTACCTGATGTCTTGGCTTTGCCTTTGGTCAGCCTCCAAATAGTGGGCTGAGCCACGCCGGATGCCTCGGCTAAAGCTGCCTGAGTCATGTTTCCGCGCAACTCCATTGCTCTATTTAATCGTTCAGCGAGTGTCGTTTTCATGTTGAGAAATTTATAGCTACACGTATCAACCGTCAAACACTCATGGCTATTGCTTAAATTAATACTCATTGCTATTATCCTTTTAGTTTAATACGCAAGAGGATTGGTTATGACCAATAAAGTTATTCAGAAAGCTATCAGCATTGCTGGGAGCCAGCAAAAACTGGCTTCAATGTGCGGCGTCAAGCAGCCCACGGTTTGGCGCTGGCTTCATGGTGGGCGCGTGGATATCAGTAATGTGATGTCCGTAGTTAAAGCAACTAACGGGAAAGTCCAGGCACATGAGATCCGCCCAGACATCCCAGAGGTTTTCCCACATACCACAAAATCCGTGGATGCGGCATAACACTCAATTAACAAGGAAATGATAAGTGGAAACAAACGCAACAACACGCAACTCAGAACTGCCAAAACTCAAGCCCCGTGACATGGAGCAACTTGTTTTGCGGCAGCTTCAACTGCACGGGCAGAAGCCTATTGCTGATGAAATCGGGATGGATGAATCGACCATAAGCCGGTGGAAGCAGGGAAACATTGAACAGTTCTGCAAGTTCCTTGCGGCGTTGGGCATTCAGCTGGCGCCACCTGAGGCGGTGCTGGTTCGACGAGATTATTTGTTCTCGATGGAGACCCTGGCCGAAATCGGTATGAAGGCTGAGCGCATGCGCCCGGAGCCGATTGGTTTTAACTGAGGGCATGGGAATGGGTTACTGCAAACCAAAAAGAAAAGCCGCACTGCGCCAACAGTACGGCCATCACTTCTTTAAAAACCACTGAGGTTTTAACCATTATGCACAAGAACAAGCGTCCAACGCAACCCCGTGAAATTACGCGCTATGACTACGTTCGACCTGCCGATCCTATCGGTGCTGCGCCTAAGGCTTTTCAGCAACGTTTTGCTGCTGAATGGAGAAGGGTGCTGGCGCAGCATGAGGTCAAAAAAGATGAATAGCACTGCTGAAATAATCCAATTTCGCGCGCCAGAAGTGCGCGAGGAGCGTCGCGTGGCTGATACCGATGATGGGTATACCAGACTGGCAAACATGCTCTTAGAAGAATACGCAGGCGCTGACCTAACGAAGCGTCAGTTCAAAGTGCTGCTGGCAGTAATAAAGCTGACGTATGGCTGGAATAAAAAAATGGACCGGATCAGTGATTCGCAAATTTCGGCGATAGCACGGCTGCCTGTGAAACGTTGCAATGAGGCAAAGCTTCAACTGGTTGAAATGAATGTTCTTCTTCAGCAAGGGCGCCAATTTGGTCCCAATAAAAACGTGTCTGAATGGCGAATCCCTCAAAACGAGGGATTATCCCTCAAGTCAGGGGATAAAAAATCCCTCAATTTAGGGGATGGCTATCCCTCAAAGCAGGGGGACACCAAAGACATTATTCCAAAGACATTAAAAACAGATCCCCCTAAAGCCCCCAAGGGGGAGAACGGGAAGGAATTTTCAGAACACGTTCTGGCAGAAGCAAAACAGGCTCTGGAGTATTACAACGAGCTCACAGATGGTAGCTGTCGTTCTGCAGAACCCTTCGCAGTGCTACTTACTAAAACCCAGTCTCGCAGCGCCTACACCCTGCAAGACCTGCAGTTGGTTATTCGCTGGGTGGTGCAGAAGTGGAAACGCAGGAATAGCACCGTGGCGAAGCCTGCCAACATCTGCCGAGTAAACCGGTTTGATGGGTACTTGTCCGACGCCGAAGTCTGGCAGAAAACCTGCGTAGACATCGACTGTCAGGCCGTGATTGATGCCTACAACGACGTGACCGCCGGTCGCATGGCGCCAGCTGATTTGTACCGCGACCGCTCTATCGCTATCCGTGAGCTGGCGAGCCATCTTGCCAAACAAACGCCGGAAGGTTTCCGCGCGTACTTCAGGGCGTTCCTTGCCGATGCCCGTGAATATTATTTTGGTGGCGCTGATGGCCTTGGCTGGCGCGCAGATTTCGATTACCTGATGCAGCCGAAGACGCTGCGCAAAGTGCGGGAGGGAACCCTGTGATCAATACCGATATTGAGGCCAGCGTGATCGGCGGCCTGCTGCTGAACGGCTATACCCCAGACGCGGCGGATGTGTTGGCTACTCTCAGCCATGAGGCTTTCTCAGTGCCGTTTTACCGAGACACGTTCAAGGAAATTAAGCGTCAAGCCAACAATCGCGGCCTGATCGACGGTTTGCTGGTGGCTGAGGCAATGGGTAATGACCAGTTCGCTAACGTCATGGAAACCATGCGTCAGTGTCCGTCCGCGGCGAACCTGAAAGGCTATGCGCGCATCGTCGGCGAGTTCTCTCAGATCCGCCAGTTTTCCCAACTGATGGAAACCTATTACGACCAGATCACCGGTGCGAATAACCACGAACGGGCGATCGATACCATTCAGGAGTTCGTCAGTCAGGTGATGAGCATCAACCGGCCGGCGGATGAGGTTCAGCCCGTTCACATCGATGAGCTGATGGGCTCATATGCCGAATTGCTGGAACATCGTCTCCTGAACGGCGAGGAGTCGGATACTCTGAAAACCGGTATTCCTGAGCTGGATGAAATTACCGGCGGACTAAACAACGAAGATTTGATAATCGTTGCGGCGCGTCCTGGCATGGGCAAAACCGAGTTTGCTTTGACCGTGGCCGAAGGCGTGGCGGAAAGCACTATTCGGATCGGGGAAGACGTTTTCCCGCGCGGCGTGCTGATTTTCAGCATGGAAATGAGCGCGCAGCAGGTCATTGAACGCCAGCTGGCTGGCGCTGCCAACATGCCTGTTTCAGCCCTGCGCAAGCCATCTCGGATGGACGATGAGGATTGGGCACGCATATCGATGGGAATTAAGCGTCTGTCTGGCCTGCAGGTGTGGGTGGTGGATGCATCGAAGCTGACCATAGAGCAGATCCGCGCGATTGCGGAACGGCACAAACGGAAATACCCAAATCTCTCTCTCATCCTTTGCGATTACCTCGGACTGATCGAGAAGCCGCGTGCTGAACGAAACGATCTGGCGATCGCCCACATCTCAGGCGGCATGAAACGTATGGCGAAAGACCTGAAGACGCCAGTGATGTCGCTCAGCCAGCTCTCCCGCGACGTTGAGAAGCGCCCCAAAGGCCAGAAGCGCCCGGTTAACTCAGATCTGCGCGACGGCGGGAGCATCGAGCAGGACGCAGACGGAATTTACATGCTGTACCGCGAAGCCGTTTATGACCCTGAGAGCCCGGCGGCGCCATTCGCCGAAATCATCGTGACCAAAAACCGTTTTGGTGAGCTGGGTATCGTTTACCAGCATTTCAAAAACGGGCACTTCATGCCAACCGATCAGGCACACGCCGCCGAGATGTGCAAACAGCGCCAGCATGTACCAACCGGGTCACCGCGTCGTTATGGGAAGGATGAATTCTGATGGATGACTTCTGCCTGCACGAAACCACTAAGGCACAGCTGTGGCCTGTACTGAAAGAGTTGGTCGCATCCGGTAAACGGTACCGCGTCAGCATCAAGGAGTGGAAAGAAAAGCGCTCACTCAGCCAGAACTCGCTGCTATGGAAATGGAACGGAGAAATCGCCGGGCAGCTCGTAAAAGCCGGAAAGGGTACTTTTACCGGCGAGCAGCTGCATGAATACCTCAAAGAGATTTATTGTCCGGCGAAGGCGATCACCGTCATGGGTGAAACGCGCTACGTGAAATCGACCAAGTTACTCGATACCGGGGAAATGACGCTTTACCTCGACCAACTTAATACGTGGGCGCGTCACCGCGGCATCCGCTTGACCATTCCAGCCCGATGCGAATACCAGCAACTTAGAACACAACAGGGAGCCTGATGAAAACCTACGCGATAACGCCCCTTCCTAAGCCACGGATGACGCAGAGAGACCGCTGGAAACAGCGCCAGCCTGTGCTGCGTTATCGCGCCTTCTGCGACGAGGTGCGGCTAAACCGTATTTCTCTGCCTGATTGCGGCTGGCACGTCACGTTTGTATTGCCCATGCCCGCCAGCTGGAGCAAAAAGAAAAAGACAGAAATGGCTGGCAAACCTCACCAGCAGAAACCAGACAAAGACAATCTGGAAAAAGCATTGCTCGATGCGATTTTCGAAGACGACTGCCGGATCTGGGACGGTCGCGTCTCAAAAGTTTGGGGTGAAACCGGTCAGATAATTATTGGAGAAACAGCATGAATCTCGAAGCAGCTATAAAGCATTTTTCACCGAAAAGCTTGATGATCAGCGACTCATCGCGCGCGACAGCATCTTCTGCCCTGACCGGTACCGATGTGATGGCTGCTCTGGGTATGGCGCAGGCGCGCGCTGAACTGGGATTCGCTCTGTTCTTCGCAAAACACATGAAAGACCGGCAGAGCAGGGATAAAGCCGTGAAACTGCTGGCGCAGATCGCCATGAAGATAGCGCCAGTGACCATCGGCAAAGTTGCTGGTCGACGAATGGCAAAGGCCATGTTGATTCTCTGTGGTCAGGCGGTAGAGGTTTATTGCCGCACTGCAGACGATCCTCATGTGCGCTGCCCGCAGTGTAAAGGCCGTCGAAAAGTTGCAGCGATAGCGCTGGCGAACGGCGGGGGAGTCGTTTGCGATTATGCTTTGATGGGCCTGGCCGAAGGGCAATTTAGTGAGCCTGAGGAGCGTGAATGTCCGCGTTGTCATGGCACTGGTTTGAAAGCATCCCCATCCTCACGCGCTTACCGGGCGGTAAATGCGTTGTTGCCTGAGTTGCCTCAGCGTACCTGGTCCCTTAATTGGAAACCTTTGTACGATGAACTGCTGAGTCGCTGCGAGGCCGAGGAATCCCAGGCAGATGCTCAGTTTATGAAAATAACACGTTGCGATACGATGGCGGCATAATTCTAATTTATCGTTAATTTTAGCGACGCGTTAGTTGCATTCTTGCCAAAAGTGTAATAGATTTTTCCTAATGATGGGATTTCATTACCCCAAAGATTTTAAGCCTCGGCATTAGCTGAGGCTTTTTCATTCGTAAAGCAAAAATTAATCTTGCTGCCACTTTATACTGGATGTATGTACAGTTATAGGTTAATGTAACCCATCGAAAGCACTTTACCTTTTGTAATTCGTTCCATTAATTTGTATTTGTTGTAAGATTGGATGATGTTTAAACCTAGGATGGTTTAAAGAATTCATGACATATCCAGTAAAACAAATTAATGATTTTGCGAAGGATCTTGAGCAACTAGGCACCAAAGAAAAATTTTGGTTTCCTTACTCGGACGGTCAATCGGAGCAACTATGGTTGTTCAAATATTCCTGGGCTGAAACTGGTGAGCACTGGTCTGAAAAGTGTGCGGCGGAAATTTGCCATCTTTTAGGAATCCCCCATGCCCCTTATGAGCTCGCTATCTCAAATGGACGAGTTGGAGTTATCACTCCCAACATCATTCCAAATGGTCATCGGATGGTCATGGGAAACGAGGTGTTACATGCAAATAGCAATGAATACCCTCGTCCTCAGCCTAAAGTTGATGATGAGCAAATCGTGCGAGTTCGCGAGCATACGGTTAAACGAGTTTTGGGGTGTCTTGATCAAGACCATTTTCGTCCCCCTGTAAGTGAGTATCCATTGGATGGCCTCAATGCAGGTGATGTATTTTGTGGGTATTTGTTGCTCGATGCCTTAATCAGTAATCAGGATAGGCATCATGAGAACTGGGCGATTATTCTTAATGGTGAAACTAATGAATGTTTTCTTTGCCCTACCTATGATCATGCAGCGAGCCTCGGACGAGAACTCAAAGAGACTGAGTGTACTGAAAGATTAAGTACAAGAGACAAAAATCGCTCTATACCACATTTTGTTCGTAAGGCGAGGTCTGAACTCTTTAGATCAAAAACTGATAAAAAACCAATGCTTACAGCAGAGGCATTTTATCTTTCAGTAGAAAAGAGGCCTAATGCCAGGCAGCATTGGTTAGGTAAATTAGCAGCGCTTAGTGATGATGCGATTCGCGATGTGTTTCATCAAGTTGATGGCACGTGCATTACTGAGGCAGCAAGAGATTTCGCGGTAATGATGGTATTAGAGAACAAAAAAAGGTTGCTTGAAAATGACAATGCTTAGTTCCGTATATGTAGCATGGCAATCACCCTTAACACACGATTGGCATGTTGTAGGTAACCTTCAAGAACGTGAAGTTGGATATGTATTCAATTACACGAAAGGAGCCTTACGCTCGAAGAACTTTATGCCTTTTAGTGGCATGAGTGATTTGCACGGGACATATGTTTCTGAGGATCTTTTCCCTCTCTTTAAAAATCGAGTGTTGTCATCTAAAAGACCAGAATATCCTAGTTTTATCAAATGGTTAGATTTTACAGGTGAAAAAGCTTCCCCAATGGAAGTATTAGGACGCTCTGGCGGATTAAGAAGCACTGATCAATTACAGGTTTTTAAAAAAATCGAATTGGATGCATTGAATTGCTTTGAGCATTCTTTTTTCATCCATGCTGTGAACTACATGAGTGAATCGGCTAAGAAGAGAATTCAAGATCTGGCAATCGGCGAAAAATTGCATCTGTGCATTGACTCACAAAACACTTACGATGATTTTGCCGTAAGTGTCAGAGTAAACCAACCGCCGGAAATTATCGGTTACTGTCCACGCTACTTTGCTGAGGACATCAGATTGATGTTGAATGCGGACCCTAAATCTATTTCATTGACGGTTCAGGCTATCAGTGACGATGCTCCAAGTAACTACCGGCTACTTTGCAAGTTGACTGGTCAAACTAATGGCTCTGTGGCTAACCAGTTAAAGAATCGTGATGAATTTCAGCATATTTTTGAAGTTTAACGTTTAGTTATAAATATCAAGCCTCGGCACTCGCCGGGGCTTTTTCGTTTCTGAGGCTGCCAATTTGGCGGCCTTTTCTCGTTTTGGCGGCCAGTCAATCAGCTAACCATTCATCCTTTCGCAAAAGGACTGCGCCGCTAAATTATCTTCGACTACGCACCCAACCGGATGACCGGAGGGGGAGACTATGAAAATGGACCAAAGCTCAGGAAACATCGTCACGCAGTTTTTTGCGTGGTTCGCAGCGATAGCGGCCGCCTGCGGTTTCACCACTCAAGACATGGTTTACATGCTGTTTGGCCTCATCGGCGTGATCATTTCCTTTGCGTCGTATGTCAGTGGTCGACTGGACGCCCGCAAGGCACGAAAAGAAAATGAGAAGCGTACCAAAATTGTCAGTGACTATCTTGACGACGCGCGGGCTAAACCAGCTCACGAAAAGCCAGCAGCCGCAAAGGTGATCAGCGAAGCGCTTTTAAAAGCGGAAGGCTGATATGGCTAATTATAAAACGAAGCTTAGTGCCGCTGTGCTGGCGCTGGTATTGGGTGGCGCATCTGCCCCGGCTATTCTCGATCAACTGCTGGATGAGAAAGAAGGTGACAGCCTGACTGCCTATCAAGATGGTACCGGCCTTTGGACGATTTGCCGTGGCGCAATCCGTGTCGACGGTAAGCCGGTCTATAAAGGTATGAGGCTGACCGCGGCGAAGTGCGCGCAGGTGAATCGGCTGGAGTCAGGCAAGGCGATTGCCTGGGTGAAGAAAAACGTCAGCGTTCCGCTTACCCAGCCTCAGATTGCTGGGATCGCCTCGTTCTGCCCCTACAACATCGGCCCCTCGAAATGTTTCTCATCCACTTTCTACCGAAAGCTCAACGCTGGCGATAAGCGCGGCGCGTGCAGCGAGATAAAGCGCTGGGTGCGCGATGGTGGTAAAGACTGCAACGTTCGAGCAAATAATTGCTTCGGGCAAGTTCAACGCCGGGATCAGGAAAGTGAACTGACATGTTGGGGGCTGGATGAATAACAATTTATCGATCGTGCTGGCCTTCGTGGCTGGCGTGGCGCTTACCTGGTGGGTTGAAGGGCTTCGCTGGGAAGCTGACGTGTCAAAGTTGAATGAATCCCACACCGCCGCATTGAAGAAACAAAGCGATCAGGCAGTGATTTACCTGACCAACCAGAAGAAACGCACCGAGGCGGCACAAACCGCGCTGGCAGCGCTCGATGCCAAATATACGAAGGAATTAGCCGATGAACAGGTCAAAAATGACCGGCTGCGTGCTGATGTTGCTGACGGCACTCGCCGGGTGCGGATCGCCGCGGCAAATCTTGCCACCTGCGAGCTCGTCGGGAACAGCACTACCGGAACCGGCGGCGTGGGCGATGCAGCACAAGTCGAACTCTCTGGTGCTGGTGGACGGGCTGTTCTCGATCTCCGAGCCAGTGTCATCAAAGACGACCAAGTGATCCAATACCTTCAGGGGTATGCCGCTGAAGCCCATAAGCGTTGCAGAGTGAATTAGCAAAATAGCTCCATCAAAATAATAAAGTTACAAATTTTAAGATGCTGTAATTTTGCGTTAATCTAGCAACTCAAAAATCATAAAAAGGCGATATTGATATGGGCTGGAAGCGTAATCCTTGGATCCATCTTTACCAATGGATCAAATACATGAAGCAAGAGGGTATGGACGAAGGACAAATGCTGAAAGCGTTTGAAACTTGTCCTGCTACAAAGATGGATCCTAATAATCAAGAAGAAATCACATTTGCAAAGATTCTTATTAATGATGCTTTAGGAAAATTGCAATCTAATGAAATAGATAAGTATATCCTTCCGTCCGAAGTCGTGGGTTTTAAACCGTCCATTATCACTTCAGAAGGTTATGTTTTTGAGGCAATTACGCCGTCGGACGAAGAAAATTTTCTGTTTTTAGTTGATAAGGATGTTTTCAAAGATGCTAAAAATATTGATGAGGTAGCGAAACGTTTATCTGAAAAAAGTGCTCAAATCTGCGAGCTCGTACTATATAGATTTCATACTAGGAATCCGTATGGTTTATCTGGGACAACCAAGGTGGCAATGGCAAGAATCTCCAAGGATGATTAATAATTTTATCCACTGATAAATAAAAAATAGCCGCCTCCGGGCGGTTTTTTTATGGAGCAAACATGGCAAAACCGGATTGGGGGGCCATTCAGAAACAGTTCCTCGCCGACCATGCCATAACAAACATATCCCCCAAAGACTGGTGTGAGGCGCAGGGCATCAACTACGCCACGGCGCGCCGCTACGTCAAAAAACCATCAGCTACAGATGCGCAAAAAACTGCGCAACCTGCGCAGAAGAAAATGCGCAATGTGCGCAGCGAAGCCGTTGTGTCGAGCATAGAAGAACTTATTGACGACGACGGTTTCACACCGATGCAAGCCGCCTTTGTCCTTGAATACCTTAAAGATAAGAACGCGTCTCAGGCTGCCTTACGCGCTGGATATTCCGACTCATCGACCGGCCCGCAGCTGATCAGGAAAGATCATATTGCGCAGGCCATCAATCGCCAACTGCGCGCAATCGCTGAGCGTCAGCTGATAACCGCCGACCAAATCGTTGCTCGGATGTGGAACATGGCGACGGTCGACGTTAACGAGCTGGTCGAGTATCGCCGGTATTGCTGCCGTTACTGCTGGGGAAAGCTTCACGGCTACCAGTGGACGGAAGAGGAATATGGACGAGCTCGCGACCAGGCCCTCATCGATAAAAAGCCGGAGCCCGATGTTGCCGGTGGCTTTGGGTTTCGTGAGAAGCGTCCGCCGTATCCCGAATGCCCTCAATGTAACGGTGACGGGACTGGCGCTGTTCACATCCATGACTCACGTCGGCTTTCACCGGCTGCGCGCATGGCTTATGACGGCGTGAAGGTGACGAAAGACGGCGTTCAGGTGCTAATTGCCGATCGTGGCCGCATGTTGGAGAACGTTGCGAAGCATCTCGGCCTGTTTGATAGCCCCGCGGCGAAGCAACTGCAGGAGCTGAATATCGAGGCCAGGCGGATCGAGAACCAGCGTGCACGTCAGGATGAGAAGAACGAAGGAACTGAGCCAACACCGGTTCAAATCATCATTAATGCTGTAGACGCGAGGGTTAAAGATGGCGATCAGTCCGACGCTTAACATCCCTCAGGCGCGCTTTCTCGCAATGCCGCATAAGTTCAAAGCATACGTTGCAGGGTTCGGCAGCGGCAAAACGTGGGTAGGCTGCGGTGGCATTTGTAAAGGCTTTTGGGAATTCCCAAAAATCAACCAGGGATATTTCGCGCCGACTTACCCTCAGATCCGCGACATTTTTTATCCGACGGTAGAAGAGGTGGCTTTCGACTGGGGTCTGAACGTCAAGATCAATGAGAGCAACAAAGAGGTTCACTTCTACGAAGGCCGGATTTATCGCGGCACCACCATTTGCCGCTCAATGGAAAAGCCGGCCACGATAGTCGGTTTCAAGATTGGCAACGCTTTGGTGGATGAATTGGACGTCATGCCAGCGGCTAAAGCTCAGCAGGCGTGGCGTAAAATCATTGCTCGTATGCGTTATAACGTGCCCAATCTGCGAAACGGCATTGATGTGACGACGACGCCCGAGGGCTTCAAGTTCGTTTATCAGCAGTTCGTGAAGGCGGTTCGCGATAAGCCGGAACTGTCCACGTTGTACGGATTGACGCAGGCCAGTACATTCGACAATGCGAAGAACTTGCCGCCGGACTACATTTCTTCGCTGCTGGGTTCGTATCCGGAAGAGCTGATCAAAGCTTACCTACGCGGCCAGTTCACCAACCTGGCAAGCGGCACTATTTACCATCAGTTCAATCGACAGAAGAACAACTGCGCAGATGAAGAGCAGCCGGGTGAGCCGCTGTTTATAGGTATGGACTTCAACGTAGGCAAGATGGCCGCCATCGTTCATGTCAAACGTGATGGACTGCCGCGCGCTGTTCGTGAACTTACAAAGGTCTACGACACCCCCGCGATGATTAAGCGTATTCAGGAGGAATTCTGGCGCTACGAAGGCGGCCGGTATGTTGCAAGCCGCCAGATTTATATTTATCCCGACGCCTCCGGGGACAGCCGCAAATCAAACAATGCCAGCGCGACCGATATAGCGCAGCTGAAGCAGGCCGGATTCAGCGTGTTGGTTAACCCATCCAACCCGCCGGTTAAAGACCGCATCAACTCGATGAACGCCATGTTCTGTAATGCATTGGGTGAACGCCGCTACCTGGTGAATGTTCAGCGCTGCCCTGTCTATACAGAGAGCCTGGAGCAACAGGTATGGGATAAGAACGGCGAGCCGGACAAGAAGGCGGATAACGACCACCCAAACGATGCCGGCGGTTATTTCATCGTGAAAGATTTCCCCATAATCAAGCCGCAGGGCAGAGCCACCCCACTACGGATGTAAACCATGCCAGATATCTCAACACCCAATCTCGACTATGGGAACATGGTCGAGGCGTGGGACATCAATGATGCCCTTATGGGCGGAACGCTTTACATGCGCCAGCTAGGTGAAAGCTATTTGCCGCGCTGGCCGAACGAAGAGATCGACGCCTATAAGAAACGGCTGGGCGCGGCAACTCTGCTGCCTGCGTACGAAGAGACAATAAGCCAGAACAATGGCCGTGTATTTGCAGAGCCGGTGAAGCTTAGTGACGAAACGCCGGACCAAATCGTTGAAATCTGCAAAAACGTAGATATGGCCGGTAATCGGCTGGAGGTTTGGGCGCAGGAATTCTTCCGGATGGCTTCCCAATACGGTCTGTCGCATGCGCTGGTGGATTATCCGCGCGTTGATGCTGAAACCGTCAAGACAAAAGCGCAGGAGAAGCAATCCGGCGCGCGGCCGTATGTGACACTAATTAATCCGCGTCAGGTGATCGGGTGGGACTCGAAAGTTCAGAATGGCTCAGTGGTTTTAACAGAACTCCGGATAAAAGAGATTATCGTCGAAAAAGGCGATGACTTCAGTCAGAAGAAGGTCGAGCAGATCCGCTACATGACGCCCGGCAAAGTGCAAATCTATCGCAAGTCCACTGGAAATGATGGCGCTTCAGTTTGGTCTGTACATGAGGAGTGGAACACCTCAAGACGCGATATCACTCTCGTTACCCTCTACACCAAGCGCACCGGTTTCATGTGCGGTAGCCCGCCGTTACTGAACCTTGCCATGTTGAATATCAAGCATTGGCAGAGCCAGAGCGAGCAGGACAACATTCTGCATGTCGCGCGGGTGCCTATCCTGAGCGTTTACGGTCTCGCCGAAGGACAGGAGCTGACTATCGGAGCATCTACGGCGACCCGATTCGATGACCGCTCTCGTCAGGGTATCGAATATACCGAGCATACCGGCAATGCGATTGGAGCCGGAAAAACCTCAATCGAGGATTTAGAGCAGCAGATGCGGCAGGCTGGCGCGAAGTTGCTGCGAGCTGAAAACACCTCCACTAAATCCGTCGATCAGACCAACGAAGAACGCATGCAGGAGCATTCGCCGCTTTATACCATGGCGAACTCGCTCGAGGATGCGCTGGATAATGTGCTGCAAATCATGGCCGACTGGCTTGGATTGCCAGAAGGCGGAAACGTCGATGTACGGACAGAGCTTGAAGCGGCGGAGCAGACGATCAACGCACCTGCGGCGATGGCTATTCAGTCATTGCGTCAGGGGGGCGATATCCGACCGATTGACGCAGTACGTGCTCTGCAGAGCCTGCGCATAATTGATCCGGATGCTAAGCCCGAGTTGGTGATCGATGAGCTGAACAATCTGGCGCCGAACATGGCAGGCGGTTCGAATGGCAACGATCAATGAGCAGTTACGTGATGAGGCGATCAGCCATGCGCTGTTTGTAAGCCGTTATTCCACCGGCGTCTCGAAACGTATGGTGAAAATCCTTAACGAGAGTGATGCTGAGTTAACCGCACGGTTATTGGTTGCTATGGATGGGCTGGCGCCGAATAGTTTCACCGTGCGCCAGCTGGAGGGATTGCTGGGCAGCGTTCGGCAAATAAACCAGACAGCCATTCAGGCAACTTTCTCCACTCTCGCGGATGAGCTGCAGAGCTTCGCAGATCATGAGGCTGGTTATCAGCTCAGCTTGTTTGATGCAATCATGCCCGCGCCTGTTAAACATCGTTTCCCGTTGGCGGCTATCACTGCAGATCAGGTGTATGCCGCAACAATGGCCCAGCCATTTCAAGGCCGTTTGCTTAGCGAGTGGGCGACCAATCTGGAGAACGATCGGCTGGCTCGGATCACCAACGCTGTGCGGGTAGGTTATCTCACCGGTAAGCCTACCGAACAGATAGCGCGGAATGTTCGCGGCACGGCGACAAATAACTTTCAGGATGGCGCTATCCAGGTGAGCCGGGCTAATGCAACCAGCATCACTAAGACGGCGATCAGCCACCTCGCGGCTACAGCACGAAACCAGTTCGCAGAGCACAACAGCGACATCGTGGACTGTAAAGACTGGTTATCGACACTGGATAACAAAACCACGCCGGCCTGCATCATTCGCGACCGCCTAAGGTACACGCTGGATAACAAACCTATCGGTCACAAGGTCCCTTACCTGCAGGGACCCGGTCGCATCCACTTTTGCTGTCGCTCGACCGAAACGCTGGTAACGAAATCATGGCGTGAACTCGGCATCGATGTAGATGAAATGGATGCGGGAACCCGCGCCAGCATGGACGGGCAGGTTGCGGCGCAGACCACGTACAGCGAATGGCTCAGTCAGCAATCTCTATACCGGCAGGTTCAGGTGCTGGGTGATACTCGCGCCAGACTTCTACAGAACGGTGGTATGAAGGTGCCGGATTTCTTCTCTGATAAGGGGGAGTGGATCACGCTAAATAAGCTGAAAGAAATCGATGCCGCCGCGTTTGAGAAAGCCGGTTTTTAGGCATTTGAAATATTTATATGAGGCTGCCTTAGGGCGGCCTTTTTTATGTCTGCCGTTTAGCGGATGCGATGCGGCGTCGGGTCGGATGACCTTTTGATTATGGCCGGAAGGCCTGGAGAAAAACCATGAAATTGAAATTAGATGCTGACGGAAAGGTTGTCGTTGAAAACGGAATGCCGGTATTCATCCACGATGATGGCAAAGAAATCCCGTTCGATGCACCAGCCGCACTGAGCAAAATTACTGCCCTAAACGGCGAGGCTAAATCTCACCGTGAAGGCAAAGAAGCGGCGGAAGCCCAGCTTGCGAAGTTCTCAGGCATCGAAGACCCGACGAAGGCGCTCGAAGCCATCCAACTGATGACCAAAATCGACCAGAAGAAGCTGATTGATGCGGGTGCAGTAGATCAGGTGAAGGCTGAGATCACTAAGTCATTCCAGACGCAGCTCGATGAAGCAAACGGCAAGAGCAGCAAGCTGGAGCAGCAGCTCTATCAGGAAATGATCGGCGGTCGTTTCAACGGTTCGTCTTTCATCAAAGATAAAGTCGCTATCCCCGCTGATTTTGTTCAGGCCCGCTTTGGTCAGGCTTTCAAGATCGAGGACGGCAAGGTGGTTGCCTATGACCCATCCGGCAACAAAGTGTACTCACGCACCAAGCCCGGCGATCTGGCCGACTTTGACGAAGCGCTGGAGTTCCTGGTCGAGCAGTACCCGCAAAAAGATCACATCCTTAAATCATCCGGCGCCAGCGGTGGTGGCTCTCAGCAGTCACAGCACCAGGCTGGTCAAAAAACCATGAAACGCGATGCGTTTGACTCGCTGGATCATACCGGCAAGCAAGCTGCGCTCAAAGACGGCGTGAGCATCGTAGATTAATTTCGGAGTAACACATGTCTAATACCTTAACTGGCCTGATCCCTACTATTTACACCGCGCTGGACGTGGTATCCCGCGAACAGGTCGGTTTTATTCCGGCCGTTGCACGCAACACCAAAGCCGATGCTGCTGCTAAAGGCCAGTCTGTAACGGCACCCGTCGCGCCAGTGGCCACAACCACTGATATTATTCCTGGCCCAACTGCGCCAAACGACGGCGATCAGGATATTGGCTCTGTCGACGTTAAAATCACAAAATCCAAAATGGCGCCGGTTAAATGGAACGGTGAGGAGCAGCTGGCGATTGGTCCTTCCGGGACCTATAACACCATTCTCGCTGATCAGTTCAAACAGGCCTTCCGGGCTTTGGCAAATGAGGTTGATGGCGATCTGGGCGCGCTTTATTACGGCTCTTCCCGCGCTGTCGGCACCGCAGGTACCGCACCGTTTGGGGTGAAGGAAGATTTCTCTGATTTCGCCAACGCACGGCAGGTTTTGTCAGACAACGGTTCCCCGACGACCGATCTGCAAATGGTGTTAGGTTCATCTGCGATTTCGAATCTTCGCGGCAAACAGTCTGTATTGTTCAAAGCCAATGAAGCGGGAACCGATCAGCTACTGCGTGAAGGTATTCTGGGGCGTGTTGAAGGCTTCAATATCCACGAGTCTGCAGGCGTCAAACGAGTAGCAGCTGGCGCGGGCAGCGGTTACCTCGTGAACGGAGCCAAATCAGAAGGCGACATCATCATTGCGGTCGATAGCGGTACCGGGGCTATTACTGCGGGTAAGCTCGTCACTTTTGAAGGCGATGAGCATCAATATGTTATTGCGGCTGCTACTGCGACTACCATCACACTGGCAGCTCCGGGGCTACGTCAGGACCTTGCGGATAATGCGGCGATCACCATCGGCGGCGCCTTTACCGCCAACATGGCATTCGACCGTAACGCATTCCTGCTGGCGTCGCGCACACCTGCCATGCCGGACGGTGGCGACACAGCGGATGACGTCATGAATGTGACTGATCCAGTCTCAGGCATTACTTTCCAAATCGCTCTCTACCGTCAGTATCGCCAGGTGCGTTACGAGGTCGGTTTGGCGTGGGGTGTTGCATCAATTAAACCTGCGCACTCAGTAATTGTTCTGGGTTAACCGTCATTTGAAGGGGCTTCGGCCCCTTATTTATTGGAGGCCGCTATGGCTGGATTAACCAAAGAGCAGCGTGCTGCAAAAAACGCGGCTGAAGCTGATGTAACGAGCGTTGCGATGTTCCGCGATGAGCCAGAGCATACAAACGGTCCTGTATTGGCAGATGTTCACGCCGATGAAGTTACCCGTTGGCTGGATCAAGGCTGGCGCGTTGCGCAATCCGAGTAAGGAGCCGAGAGATGCTGATAACAGATCCGGATTCGCCTGACTTTGAAAGTTACGCCAGCGTCGCGGACATGCGTAAAATGGCCTTAATGCGAGGTTCCGCCGTGCCGGATGACGTCGCCGAATGCGAGCAGTTACTCGTTCAGGCTATGGATTACCTCGAAGCGTTGAAGTGGAAGGGTACCCGTTCAGTTCCTTCTCAACCACTGGCCTGGCCTCGCAGCTGTGTTGTCGTAGATGGCTATGCAATGCCGATGAAGTCTATTCCGAAACAACTCATCCAGGCCCAATGCCGGTTAGCCGTAGAAGCACAGGAAACTGATCTGCAGCCTTCATTTTCCGGAGGCGGACAGGTGACACAAGAAACTGTAACCGGCGCGGTCAGCGTCTCTTATGCAGAGGGTTCATCAACCGATGCGCCTTCATTCACCTGGCTGAACGGCTTGCTGCGTGGAATGGTGACGAGCAGCTCACAGGTTCAGGTGGTTCGAGGATGATATGGCAATCAACTATCTGCGAATGCGCACGACCGCAACGCGGTTGCTGACTGAGAACGGCCAGCAATATCTGCTTACGCGTGGCGGATCCGTGAAAATGGTGGCAGGCAAGGAAGTCACCACACCTGTTGAAACGGCGACCCCGGTCGGGGTCATAACTGCTTATGCGCCGGGTGAAATCGATGGGACGCGGATCCAGAATGGTGACGTCAAACTGACGGCGACGTATGCCATCGAAATTAGGACTGATGACCGGATCGAGGTGGACGGCAAAAAGTACCGCGTAGTGTTGCCGGGGCCAGTAAAACCGGCGGCGACGCTTATTTGCTATAAAGCACAGCTGAGGGTGTAACGATGGCTGATAACGATTCGTTCATAGCCTCGATCAACGCCTTCGTTGCGTCGGCCAAATCCAATCAGGAAGAAGTGATCCGCGCTACCGGCATCAAAATCCTCGCCCGTCTTGTTGATATGTCCCCGGTGGGAAACCCCGAAGTGTGGGCGGTTAACCAGACTGCAGTGGCATACAACAAAGAGGTTTTCGACCATAACGAAGCCCTGAAGTCCGACTCTTCCAACCTGACTAAAACCGGACGCCTGAAGCGCAAGGCACGGGTCAGTGACGGCATGGATGTGAAAGCCTCGCCCGGTTATACCGGCGGCCGTTTTCGTGGTAACTGGCAGGTTTCACTGGATGCGCCTGCAACAGGAGAAACGGGCGTTATCGATAAAAATGGTGGGGCGACAAAAGCAGCCGGCGGGCTGGTCATGGCGTCGTTTAAGGTGGGTACCAAATCCATCTACTTCTGCAACAACGTACCGTATGCGTATCTGTTGGAGTTCGGACATTCGAAGCAGGCACCAGGCGGCATGGTGCGGATCACTGCTGAAGAGTTTCAGCGTTTCTTTGCTGAATCAGTGCTGGAGGTGGGGCCGTGAGCCAACAAGCCATAACGCAGCTTCTTGAAGCACGACTGAGCGAGTGGGCAGAAGCGAAGGGGCTGAAGGTGGCTTTTGACAATATCGCGTTCAGTCCTCCCGATGGCATCTATCTTGAATCCCACGTTATGCCAGCGACGACGACTGCTATCGACCTCAGCCGACAGGCCAAAGTATTTCGCGGCGTCTTCCAGATTAACGTTATCTCGCCCGCCGGTACCGGAAAATCGGCTGGCGGTCTCATCGCCGAACAACTGATCCAGCTGTTCCCTGAGAATCAGGAGATGAGTGACGGCGGACTGACTTGTTATATAAACAGCGCCCCCAGTGCTTTCGCGGGCATCTCTTCCGATATCTCTTACACCATCCCCGTCAGCATGTCTTACCGCGCTGACATCTCGTAAGCGCCGCCTGCTGGCGGTTTAAAATCCCTCTTAATGGAGAATCCCCATGGGCTTTGCATTGCCTAACGGCGCGACTGTATTCGTCGGGTCAAAACTCGCTGCCGCTGTGGCAGCTACCGCAGTATCAAACGCAAAGGGCGCTGTGTTCACCGTCGCCACAGGTCACGGTCTGGCTGTAGGCGATCCTGTTCTTATCTCCTCAGGCTGGGGCCTTATCGATAATCTGGTCGCCCGCGTCTCAAGCCAGACAGCGACGTCGATCACTATCGATGTGCTCAATACCTCAGACACCAATTTCTTTGCGGCAGGCGCCGGTGGCGGCTCTTTACGCAAAGTTACCGAGTGGACTGAGATCCCGCAAATCACAGAAGTCTCTTCCAGCGGTGGCGATCAGCAGTACGTGCAGATTCAGTTCCTGTCCGATGATCGCCAGCGCAACCTGGCAACCTATAAAGCGGCCAAAACTCAGACCTTCACCCTGGCGCATGATTCAACCCTGCCAATCTATGGCGTGCTGACGGCCGGTGACCGCAGTGGAGACACGTTGCCGCTTCGCATGTACGTGCCAAAGGCCAAAGAAATGCGCTACTGGTCAGGCATCCCATCCTTCGACCCGCAGCCAACTACAGCCGTGAACGCCGTCGAAACCGTTCAGGCAGCCTTTGCCGTACAGTCTCGCGACATGACGTTCTACAAAGACACCGCGTCGGAGCCTTCCAGCTGATCGACCTACTAATTTGAGCCCGGCAACGGGCTTTTTCTTCACTCATTTACCGAGTCCACCATGGCAGCCAAATTCAAATTAAAACCGAATCCAACGTTTAAAGCCGATGTGACTATTCCCGTACCGGGCGACGAGCCAGGGATTGTAACCTTCACGTTTAAGCATCGCCCGATCAAAGAGCTGGCGGATCTGGAGAAGGTAGAGGGTAAACACATCTCTCAGTTCCTGCTGGAAATCACCGAAGGCTGGGCATTACCTGACGAGTTCAATCAGGAAAACGTTGAAATCCTGCTGGATAACTATCCGCGCGCCGGTGAGGCGATCATGAAAGCGTATTACGCCGAACTGCTGGGTAATCGCGAAAAAAACTAATAGCGGTTGCCTCGGCGTTCTATAAGCCAGATCCCACTGCTGAAGAGCTGGCCGGTATGGGGCTGACTGCGGATGACTTCGAAGAGGTCATTATCGATGTCTGGCCTGACGTTTGGCCTGCCTTCGACGTCTTTCAGGCGGCCAGCACGCAGTGGCGCGTGGGGATGAGCGGGGCGACCGGTCTGGATTACAACTGCCTGCCCTGGCTGATGCGTACTCACGGGATAGACGACGAAGCAACCGCGCTGCATGACATCCGGATAATGGAAAGAACGGCGCTGACACTCATGCACAAGGGGGCGTAATGGCCGGTGATATTGCAACGATTTCGCTCAAGGTCAACACCTCCGACGTCGAGCGCGGCAGCAACGAGTTGGATAAATTTGCTGACGCGGCGGCTGATGCGGCAAAGGGGGCTGATAACTTCGGCACCAGCGGCAAAGTCGCGGCAAAAGTGTCGGCAGAGGTCGCGCGCGAGGTGGAAGACACGCACCGGCGCGTGCGCGAATTCACTGAAGGGCTAAAGCAGAACGAAGCCAGCACGAAGGGCGCGGCTCAGGCGACCGCCCAGCAGCAGCAGGAGCTGCGCACCCTGCTGACCCAGATCAATCCGGTAACGGCAGCATTCGAAAAGCTCGACAACATGGAGCAGCAGCTGTCGCGCTTCAATGCCAAAGGGTTGATTGATAGTGACACCTTCCGGGAAGCGGCGCGCACCATCCAGCAGACGCGGGATGAGCTCGGACGGGCAGCAGAAGCACGAACTGCAGAGGGACGAGCTGCTGCTGCGGCTGCACAACAAGATAAGGCTGCGGCTACAGCAAAAGAAAATTATCTGCAACGCTTGCGTGAGCAGATTGAACTGCAGGGTAAAACGGCTTCTGAAATTCAGGAGTACCGTGCTGCTCAGTTAGGCGTGACACAGCAGGCAGCCCCTCTCATCGCCAAACTTCGGGAGCAGGAAGGGGCATGGAAAACCGGGGCTATTTCCGCAGGTCAGTACCGGCAGGCAATGCGCCAGCTGCCGGCTCAGTTTACTGACATAGCAACATCGATCGCAGGCGGCATGCCGCTGTGGCTTGTGCTGACGCAGCAGGGCGGCCAGATATCGGACTCGTTCGGTGGGCTGGGGAACATCTTTGAAATCATCAAGGAGAAACTTTTCGGTCTAAATGATGCGAATGATGAGGCCAGTGATTCACTCTCTGACAGCGCTAACGGTTTATCTGAAAACGCCGAAAACGCTGAGAAACTGGCGTCGTTCCTGTCACCGGTAAAATTAGGCGTGCTGGCGCTGGCGGTCGCCGCGACAACGATGGCTATTGCCTGGTACCAGGGCGCGAAAGAACTCGACGAGTTTAACAAATCATTAATCCTGACCGGTAATTTCGCCGGGACTACGGCCAACAATCTCTCAATGATGGCTAAGTCGATTGCGGCATCAACCGGAACCACGATTTCCGTTTCTGCCGACACGCTTGCGAAGCTCAACACCACGGGTAATTACACGGCCAATCAGCTTCGGACAGTGACGGCTGCTGTTGTGAGCATGAGTGACGCAACGGGGGAAGCCACGGCGACTCTGATCGCAGATTTCAACTCACTGAGCAAATCGCCGCTCGCATCGATTACACAGCTGAACGACCAGTACCATTTCCTGACTGCGTCAACGTACAGCCAGATCGCCGCTCTTGAGCAGCAGGGGCGAACTCAGGAAGCTGCCAATCTTGCTATCGATACTTACGCGCAGGTTGTCAGCAAGCGGTCTGAGGAGATAGCGGACAATTTAGGCATCCTTCAAAGCGCATGGAAAGCGCTCGGTGACGCAGCCAGCGGCGCATGGGATTCGATGCTGAACATAGGGCGTCAGAAATCACTCGATGACCAGTTAAAAGAGGCATTAGCAAGGGCGAAGGCGGCCAGCGGTGGGGCGAGCACACTGGCGCTCGGTGGCGTCGATACTGACACCGGAACATCCGATGCAGCCCGGATACGCGGGCAAATGCTTTTAGCTGACCTGACTGCAGCGCAGAACAAGGCCGAAAATGATTCGCGTGAGAAGAATTTATCTCTAGCGAAACAGATCAGCGATATAGACCAAAAGACGCTGAGCAATGCAGAGAAACGCACTAAGCAGATAAACCTCATCAATGAGGCGCTGACGCGTGGCGTCATCAAGCAGGAGCAGGCAGACCGGCTCATTACCAATGTTAACAACAGTTTCAAAGATCCGAAGACTCCCAAAGGCTCAACCAAAGCCTATCAGGATGACGCGGGTACCCGCGAATTGTTGGCAAGCCAGCAGCGCCTCGCAGCCCTAAAGGATCAGGTGTCGGCCAGCGCCACGCTCACCAGCCAGGAGCAGCAGCTGTCGAAGTTCACGCAGCAGATTGCCGACCTGAAGAGCAAAACTATTCTGACCGCCGATCAGAAGTCCCTGCTGGCGCGCGCAGGGGAAATAACGGCCAGCCTGCAGCTTGAGGCGCAGCTGTCTCGCGAGAACGTACAGCGCGAGAAGGCGGTGAAGGCGCTGAAGCAGATGCAGGACTACACCACGTCTATCGTCAGCAAGAACGCCCAGACTCAGGAAAAATTCGGGCTCACCACGAAGCAGGCCGGGCGCGTCGATCAGCAAACGCAGCTCGACAACACTTTTCGCAAGCAGACCGACGGCATATCTGACCCGGCGGCGCTGTCAAAGGTCACGGATGAATACAACCGGGCTAAAGAGGCATTACGTTCCGGATGGGATCAGGAAGATGCCAATCAGGGAGACTGGCTGGCTGGTATGAATCAGGGGATCGCACAGTTCGGCGAGAATGCCAGTGACGTATTCACCGCAACAGGTCAGCTGGCGCAAACCACGCTCAGCGATATGGCCTCAATGATGACAACGCTGGCGACAACCGGCAAAGCGAACGTGAAGGATTTTGCCAAGTCATTCCTGACCAGCATCGTCGATATCATCAATAAGTTGTTGTTGGCACAGGCCGTTCAGGCGGCAATGGGATGGATCAGCAGTTCATTCTCAGCCGGTTCAGGTACCGCTACGGCAACCTCTAACAGTTCGTTTTCATCGGGCGCTTACAGCGGGTTATCGTTCGATTCCGGCGGTTACACCGGTGAGGGCGATAAATTAGCGCCAGCCGGTATCGTCCATCGCGGCGAATTCGTCATGACCAAGGAGGCGACCAGCAGGATCGGCGTCGATAACCTGTATTCCATGATGAGGGGTTATGCAGACGGCGGTCTGGTTGGCGGAAATGCCGGTATGTTTGGCCTGTCCGGTGGTCAATCCAACGCTACGGTTGTGCAGACGTCCGTTGTGGTTCAGACCGGCAACAATCAGCAGCAGACGTCGGGCAACAGTGACTCCATTGGTAAAGCTTACCAGCAGGTGATCGACCAGTCTGTTCGCGATGGGATTGCGAAGGCTTTGCGTCCCGGTGGTCTCATCTACAACGCAAACAACTCACGTTAACCGCCTACGGGCGGTTTTTTATTGAGGAAATTATGGCACTCGAAACGTTCAGCTGGCGCGTGCAGGGAACACCTGAGGGGGCTTATGACTGGCGCGTGCGCAGCGCTCAGTTTGGCGACGGGTATAAACAGGTTGCCGGAGATGGCATCAACCCCGAAACCCAGACGTGGCCGCTCACTTTTCAGGGGAGAGAAAAGGACATGAAACCTATCCTCGCCTTCGTTCGTGCGCATGTCATTAAGGCATGTGTCTGGACTCCTCCCTATGGCGTGTCCGGTCTATATCGCGTAACGAAAGACTCGATTAAGGCGATGCCGACGGGCGGCGCAACGATGAGCGTTTCTTTCACATTTGAGCAGGCTTATTCGGTCTGAAAGCAGGTAACCACATGGTCATGAATTCTGATGTCCAGAAGCTGGAGCCGGGCGATAAGTTACGCCTGTTCGAAGTGGATGGATCTGCATTTGGCGCAGATATTCTGCGCTTTCACAATGAAACGCTGCCCCACACGCCGGAAGAAATTGCGGCAGCAGGCGGTGATGAGTCTAAGCTATTGCCGAAATCAGTCTGGTGGCAGGGACTTGAGTATTCGGCGTGGCCGACACAGATTGAAGGCCTTGAAGACTCGACCGATGGGTCAACGGCGCAGCCCAAACTCACCGTCGCTAATTTGAATAGCAGCATCACAGCGCTCTGTCTGGCATACGACGATATGCTGCAGGCGAAAGTCATCGTGCATGACACGCTGAAACATTATCTCGATGCGAGAAATTTCACGGGCGGCAATCCAACGGCTGATCCAACACAAGAAAAACTCAGTGTTTTTTACATCGACAGTAAGAGTCAGGAGAACAATCAGCTCGTCGAATTCACCTTAAGCAGTCCGATGGACCTGCAGGGGGAAATGCTGCCCAAGCGCCAGATCCACGCCATCTGTGTGTGGGCGATAAATGGCTGGTACCGGACGGGTAACGGCTGTTCATATTCTGGTACCGCCTATTTCGACAAATTCAACAACCCGGTTGATGACCCATCAAAGGATGTTTGCCCCGGGTCACTGTCAGGCTGTAAATGCCGGTTCGGTGCGAACAACGAGCTCGATTTTGGCGGCTTCCCCGGCACCAGCTTACTGAAGAGTTAACCCTATGGACGATAAACTGATTCAGGCCATCATGGCTCATGCAAAGGCCGAATATCCGCGGGAGTGCTGCGGCGTGCTGGCGCAGAAATCGCGAGTCATTAAATACTTCCCATGCCGAAATCTGGCTTCTGAACCGACCGAGCATTTCCATCTCGATCCGGAGGGCTATGCAGACGCGGAGGACTGGGGAACGGTGATAGCCGTAGTCCACAGCCACCCAGACGCAACGACGCAGCCGAGCGAGCTGGACAAGGCCCAATGTGATGCCACTGAATTGCCCTGGCACATCGTCAGCTGGCCGGAGGGGGATTTACGAACCATCCTGCCGCGCGGGGAACTGCCGTTACTCGAGCGACCATTCGTGCTGGGACATACGGATTGCTGGGGTTTGGTGATGAGCTATTTCCGGCAGACGCACGGCATTGAGCTGAACGACTACCGCGTCGATTACCCGTGGTGGGAAAAACAGTATCCGGATAATTTCTATCAGGATTGCTGGTACGAATGCGGTTTTCGAGAGTTCTCCGGCGCGCCAGCTGCAGGGGATTTGGTCATCATGCAAGTCCAGTCGGAGAAATGGAATCACGCGGGGATCTTGCTGGAAGGCAATATGTTGCTGCATCACATGTACGCGCGGTTGAGTCAGCGTGTGCCTTATGGTGGATATTGGCAGGAAAGGACGATGAAAGTCGC